AGCGTTGACACACTGGGAAAGCGGAACCGCAATAAACGGAAATCACGACAAACCACAATAGGCGATTCGCGGGAGTAGCTACCCGCTCATGTTTCGCACGGGAACCCCGATGGTCTACAGCACCGCCGTCGGGGTTTCTTCGTTCTGTATCCCGGTGCTGGGAAGGTGCTGGCAATGGACGAGAAGATTCTTGAACTGTACGAGAAGTACGAGACGTGCCGTCAGGTCGCCGATGAGCTGGGCATCACGAACGAGGCGGTTCGCAGGACGCTGGTTCGGTACGGCGTGCCGAGGACGCACAGGCACCCGAAAGAGCCTAAAACCGATAAGCGCATGCCGAGCAAATGCCGCACGAAGTATTGCGGCGCCCTCGTGGTCATGCTCCGCACGGCCCTTGGGATGACGAGCCACGACATATCGCAGGCAACTGGTATACCGTCGGCATCCGTTGTGAACATATTCAACCGCAAAAGGCCGGACTTGAAGCTGCGCAAGTGTCAGCGAGTCCCAGACTCCACGATAAACGACATCGAGCGCGACTACATGGCCGGGGCGACCACTTACGAGCTCGGCGAAAAGTACGGATTAAACCACGCCACCATCAGCAATCTGATGATTGGGCGCGGCCATTGTCGCGGCAAGGGGAACAGGCTCGAAAAGGCAGAGAAGCGGGTATGCCGTGAATGCGGCAAGGTATACACGACAGCCTATCGCGACAAGAAGTATTGTTCGCGGGCCTGCCAGAACGCGCACTTCTCGCGCCTGCGAGATGACAAGAAGCGCGTCGGCGGGAACGTAGTCCACATCGGGCTGCATAAGCTGTACGAGCGGGATGGCGGCATCTGCCATATATGCGGCGGGATGACCGACTGGGACGATTACAGATACGACGAGCGCGGAAACTTCATCACAGGGCGCAACTACCCGACGCGAGATCACGTCGTGCCGCTTGCAAAGGGAGGACAGCATACATGGGATAACGTAAAGCTCGCCCACTTCCATTGCAACAGCTCGAAGGGCGACAAGCTGATGGAGGTGGTGGCGCATGCCTAAGTACAAGCAGCCCGAGCATCACATCCCCGAATCCGTGGAGCAGGCATGGCGCGAGGGCGGCGAGGAATCGGCGCTCGAAGCCATCATCGTGAAGTATGCGAAGGTTCTGGACATGACGGACAGCGGGCGCGACATCAAGCCGCTCGCGTCAGGCATGCTCGAAACCATCGACAGGCTCAAGGCGTTGCGGGCGGCTGACGAGTCCCGCAACCGCGACACGCCCCTCGTGACCGTCCTGAAGATGGCGGCAAATGGGTAGGCACGGGTGCCAGGAACCGACGTTCCGCCTGTCCGAGGAATACGACAAGACGGCTGGCGAGCAGGCGATCATACTCGCCGAAGCCTACGGCCTGCCGCCGCACGAGTGGCAGCGCGGCATCCTGGACGATTGGCTCGCCGTGGACGATGGCGGCGTGCTGCTGAACAACTACTGCCTCCTCGCCGTGCAAAGGCAGAACGGCAAGACGGGCGTGAGCGACCCGCGAGAGACCTACGGGCTGATAGTCCGTGGCGAGCAGATACTGCACACGGCCCAGGAGTTCCAGACCGCGCAGAAGGCGTTCGACAGGCTCAGAAGGAAATTCGGCACGAAGGTCAACGACCCTCTGGCCCAGTACCCCGAGCTGAACGCCATGGTGAAGAAATACACGACGAGCGCGAACCAGATGGTGCTCGACCTGAAGAACGGCGGGCACATCGAGTTCCGCACGCGCGGCAGCGGCGGCGACATGGGGCGAGGCGGCACGTTCGACCTCGTGGTCATCGACGAGGCCCAGTGCTACACGGACGAGCAGGACGCGGCGCTCTCGCCGCTGAACTCGGCAGCGCCCAGCGGCTCGCCGCAGACGATACTTATGGGGACGGTTCCCGACCCGCGCTCGCCGCACAAGGGCGAGAAGTTCGCGACTATGCGCAAGAAGATGCACGAGAACCCGGGCAGGGGCTTCTGCATCCATGAGTGGGCAACCGACGAGATAGGCGACATCTCAGATCGCGACAGATGGTACAGGCTGAATCCGTCGCTCGGGTATCAGCTGCTCGAATCGGCTCTTGAAAAGGACGCGGCAAGCATGTCGCCCGATACGTTCGCACGCGAGCATCTGGGGTACTGGCCAGAGATGGTAGCGGAAGGCGTGCCCATCATCCCCGAGGCCAAATGGGACGCCCTCGCCACCGACAGCCCGCCCGAGGACGGCAAGAAGGCGTTCGGCGTGCGGTTCTCGCCCGACGGCTCCGAGGCGTTCCTGGCTGCGGCGCTGCTGTCATCCGATGGGACAGTCCACGCCGAGATGGTGCGCCGCGAGTCCATGAGCGCAGGCACGTCCTGGCTCGCCGAGTTCATCGCCGCCCGCAGCGGCGAGGCGTCCGTGTGCGTCATCGACGGCAAGTCGGGCGTCCAGGGGCTGGTGGACAGGCTCGGCAGGATGCCGAAGGGCTACATACACGTTTGCAGCGCAGCTGACGCGACGAGCGCGGCAACGACGCTCGCAGACTGCGTGAACGAGAAGACGCTTACGTGGTACGCGCCGCAGGCCGACCTGCGGGACAGCGCGACCACCTCAATCAGAAGGAGCATCGGGAACGGCGGTTCCTGGGGGTTCGGAGGGGCGAACCCCGAACCCATCACGGCGGCGGCGCTCGCCGTGTGGGGGGTCAAGACCGCGCGGAGAGACCCGCGCAGAAGGGGACTGGTGGGATGATTCCGAACAGCCTGACGGGCATCGCGAAGGCGGTCGGCCTGCCGCAGCACGCAGCGGAAGCCGCCGAGAAGCTGGCGGGCGTGCTGTCCGCCAACTCGTCGCGCAACGAGCTGCGGCGCAGGTACTACGAGGGCAAGGTTCGCCCGAAGACGCTGGGCATCAGCATGCCCGACAACGTGCGGCTGGACGTGTCGTGCAGCTGGCCCGAGAGGGCGGTCACGTCGCTGGCGAACCGCTCGATATTCGATGGCTTCGTGGGCGATGACGCGGGCATGCTCGACGCGGCCATGGCGCGCACGCGCCTGGTGGACAAGTACGCGCGCGCCCTGCCCAGCGAGCTGATGCACGGCTGCACGTTCGCGACGGTCGCAGTCCAGGGCGACGGCACCGCGCAGGTGAACTACCACAGCGCCGAGACCGCATCCGCGCTCTGGGACAACGTGGAGCAGCGCATCAGCGCGGGGCTCGCCATCATCGACGGCAAGCGCAGCAACACGGACAGCGCCTACCAGCCCAGCGTGGTGAACATCTACATGCCCGACGCCACCTACGTGCTGCGCATGATCGGCGGCAAGTGGAGCGCCGAGCGCGTCCCGCACGCCATGGGCAGGCCGATGATGGAGCCGATGATCTACCGCGCCGACGTGTCCAAGCCGTTCGGGCGCTCGCGCATATCCCGCCCGGTGATGACGCTCACCGACGATTATCTCCGTGAGATGGAGCGCATCGAGGTGTCCGCCGAGTTCTACACGAACCCGCAGCGATGGGTGGCGGGGCTTTCCGACGACCAGCTGAACGCCCTCGTCGGGGACAAGTGGAAGATGGTCATCGGCTCGATCATGGGCTTCACGGACAACCCCCAGACGGGCGCGACGCCCACGGTGGGCCAGTTCTCCCAGATGTCCATGGAGCCGCACATCAAGTACATCGAGGCGCTCGCCAACCAGTTCAGCGGCGTGACGAGCATCCCCGTGAGCGATTTGGGCGTGGTGCAGTCCACGTACGTCAGCGCGGAGGCCGTGCAGACCGCTTCGGCGAACCTCTGCATCGAGGCCGAGGCGCTGAACCGCTCGAACGCGGCGGCGCTGGAGAACATCGCGCGCATGGTGCTGGCGGTGGACGGCAACGCCGAGTACAGCGAGGTCGAGCCGCTGGACATCGCGGCGCACTTCAAAGACCCGCGCAAGCCGTCGCTCGTGGCGCAGGCCGACGCGGTTCTGAAGGCCATCCAGGCCGTGCCGAAGCTCGCGCAAAGCGATTACTCGCTGGAGCAGCTGGGCATCTCGCAGGCCGACATCGTTCGCATCAACTCGGACGCCGAGCGCGCTGCTGGAATCGGCAACATGGTGGACATCGAGGAGCTGATGTAGCATGGCGCGCCGCGTTTCGCGGAAGGCGTGGGACGCGTACACGCGCAGGCTGGAGGCGCAGCGGCTCGCGGCGTCGGATGCCGCGTACTCCTACGTCATGAGGAACCTGGACATGCCCAGGGACGAGCTGATGTGGCACATCCGCCACACGCTCGCGTCCGTGTGCATGCGATACGGCTCCGCGACAGCCGCCCTCGCGGCGTCCTGGTTCGACCAGATGGCGCAGGCCGAGGGCGCCGACGTTGTGAAGGCCGTGGCGGTGAACGACCCGGTTCAGACTCGCGTGCACAGGCTCGCGATAGCATCCAACGCCGCCCTGCCGAAGCTGGGGGCCGGCGATTCCGAGGGCTTCGCCCGCGCGATCGCGTCGGCGGTGGCTGCGGACGTGAAGCGGCAGGCGACCAACACGGTCATGCTCAACGCGCAGAAGAACGGGGCCGAGTACGCATGGATACCGGGCGGCTCCGAGACGTGCGCGTTCTGCATCGCGCTCGCGGCGAACGGCTGGCAGCCCGCAGCCAGGGCCACGGCGATGGGCGAGCACGCCGACCACATCCACGACAACTGCATGTGCGAGTTCGCCATCAGGTTCGACAAGTCCACGGACTACAGCGCGTACGACGCGCAGAGGTACGCCGACATCTACGGCGACGCGGACGGTCGGAGCAGCGCGGACAAGATAAACGCGATACGCCGCGACCTGTACGCGGAGAACAAGGACAGGATAAGCGCCCAGCACCGCGAGCGATACGCGGCGCTGCATGGCACATCCGACGGCGGCGAATAGGTACGGCAACGCTGCAATCTTAAATGTCCGCTTACAGCACGATGAATCAAGGGCCTTCGGGCCCTTTTTTCATATGCCCACGTGGGGGCCTCCCACGGAAATGACGACGCCCAAAGGGCGGGAAAGGGGACGGAATGTCCGAGGCAACCGAGACGCCCACGCAGAGCGCCGAATCTGCGGAGAACGAGAAGACCTTCACGCAGGCGGAGGTGGACGCCATCGTGGGCGACCGCCTGAAGCGCGAGAGGGCGAAGCACGCCGACTACAGCGAACTGAAGGCGAAGGCCGCGCGGCTCGATGAGATCGAGGCGGCGTCCAAGTCTGAGCTGGAGAAGGCGGTGGAGCGGGCCGAGAAGGCCGAGCAGGCGCTAGCCGACATCAAGGCGGCGGAAGAGGTCGCCGCGCTCCGAGCCGAGGTCGCCAGGGAGAAGGGCGTGGACGCCGAACTCCTGCGCGGCACGACGCGCGAGGAGCTGGAGGAGCACGCCGACGCCATCAAGGCGTTCGCGGGCAACGCGCCCAGGTTCGGCAGCGTCCCCGACTTCGGGGAGGCCAAGCCGCCCGCAGGCAAGAAGGGCACGGCGGAGCTGTTCGCCGATGCCGTCAACGGAAACCGATAGAAAGAGGTAGAAAATGCCAGCAATCGACATCCATCGCGGAACGACAAACGTCGCTCTTCCCCAGGAGGTCAGCTCCGAGATCTGGGGCGCCATCCTCGAAGAGTCCGCATTCATGGGCCTCGCCCGCCGCATCGAGATGCCCGGCAACGGCGTGACCATCCAGACGATCACCGGCGAGCCGCAGGCTGCATGGGTCGATGAGACCGCTGCGAAGCCTGTGAGCCGCCACACGTTCGGCAAGAAGAACATCGTGCCGTACAAGCTCGCCGTCATCGAGCCGTTCTCCAACGAGTTCGCGCGCGACGCCGACGCCCTGTACGCCGAGCTTATCCGCCGCCTGCCCTACGCGCTGGCTGCGAAGTTCGATTCCACCATCATGGGCACGACCGCTCCCGGCAGCGGCTTCGATGTCCTGGGCAACTGCACGAAGATCAGCCTGAACCCCGGCCAGAATGCGACCCTGTACGACCAGTTCATCGCCGTTGACGCCGCAATCGCGGCAGCAAACGGCGTGCTCGACGGCATCGCGCTGTCCCCGGTCGGCAAGAGCAAGGTGCTCGCAGCCGTCGATGGGCAGAACCGCCCGCTGTTCACGCCCGGCGTCCAGTCCAACACCGTCGGCAACATCCTCGGCGCGCCCGTCAGGGTGGCCAAGGCCATCCATGTGGCAGGCACCGCAGGCACGCCCGGCATGGCCGCCATCGAGGGCATCGCGGGCGACTTCTCCGATGCCGTCTACGGCACCGTCGAGGGCGTCAAGATGGCCATCTCCGACCAGGCGACGCTGACCGACGGCAACAGCACCATCAACCTCTGGCAGCAGAACATGTTCGCCGTCCGCGCGGAGATCGAGGTCGCGTTCGCAGTCAAGGACGCCGCCGAGTTCGTGCTGCTGACGGGCGACGTGCCGAGCGCCTAATGCTGCTCGTATCGCCTAACGGCGCGGTCGTAGACGCGGCGGAGAACGCCGCCGAAGGGCTGCTCGCGGCAGGCTTCAGGCCGCAGCAGCCCAAGGCCGCAGAGAAGAAGCCGCGCAAGGGCGCAGCGAAGCCCAAGGAGTAGGCCATGGAGGCCAGGGCGCTGCGCCCGTTCCGCGACGCCCAGACAGGCGAGTTCCATGCGAGGGGGGAGCGTTTCGGCGCATCCCCCGAGCGCGTGGGCGAACTTGTTGCGCTGGGCATAGCGGAGGCGCTGGAGAAGATGCCCGCGAAGAAGCGGGCGAGGAAACCCAAGGAGTAAGACATGGCATTCGCGACCGTCGAGCAGTACCGCGCCAAGTATGCGACAGACCTGGACGACGCGCAGCTGCTGGTGTGGCTGGAGGACGCGTCCGGCATCATGTCCGACGAGATGGACGCCGCGCACGTGGACTACTGCGGCCCGACAGACAGCATGGCGGCGCGCCTGGCGCGCATCTGCCGCGACATGGTTCACCGCGCGATCGGCGACGGCACCGACCTCTCGATGGGCATCCCCGCGGGGGCGACCCAGGCGAGCATGGCGGCGGGCGGCTACTCCGAGTCGTTCACGCTGGGCAACCCCTACGGCGACCTGTTCCTGCGCGAGGCCGAGCGCAAGGCGCTGGGCATCTCGCGGGGCGGCGTCGGGCTTGCCGTGCCGTCGTACGGAGTGCTCGGAGGCCCCGATGATTAGGGGGCGGCAGGCCACGGTCGTCAGGCGCGTCCAGAGCGGTTTGGACGAGATGGGCGACCCCGTTTTCGCCGAGACCGAGGAAACGGTCGCCAACGTCCTCGCAGCGCCTTCGTCCACCGACGAGATGGACGAGACGAACCGCGCCTACGGCGTGGTGTGCGAGATGACGTTCCACTTCCCGAAGTCGTACACGGCGAGCCTGGAGGGGTGCCGCGTGCGCTGGGGAGGGCGCGAGTACCGCGTCATAGGCGACCCGCAGCCGTACATGGACGAGAACACGCCGACGCCGTGGAACCGCGCCGCGAAGGCGGTGAGGGCCGATGGCTAGCGGCGACTACAAGCCCTCCAAGGAAGGCATGCGCGAGATGCTGGGGAGCCAGGAGATGCTCGCATGCCTGCTGGAGGTCGCAGGGCAGGGCCGCGACCGCGCGAACGCCATGGTGTCAGAGGACACGATGGCGAACGACGCGTTTTACTCGTCGGGCCGCATCGACTCGAACGGCATGGCGCGCGCAGCCGTCTACACGGGCAACCCGCACGGCTACAACGCGTGCCTGTCCGACAACGTTCTCCTGAAGGCGATGGGGTGATGCCATGAACGTGGAGCAGACAGTCATCCAGGCGCTGGCGTCCATGGGCTACAGCGCCCACGCCGACGCCCCGAACCCGCATCCCGAGTCCTTCGTGACCGTGGAGCGCACGGGCGGCGGCACCCGCGACAGGGTGGACGCCGCGCAGCTTGCAGTCCAGGTATGGGCTGGCAGGCGCAAGGAGGCTGCGGACATGGCGGACGCCGTTGCCCGCGACCTCGAATCTCTGACGGGGACGCTCGGCCTGGGCCGCGTGTCCGTCCAATCCATCTACAACTGGCCCGACCCGCAGTCGCGCATGGCGCGCTACCAGCTGACGGTCGCAGCCACAGCGCACATCTAGCGCATTATCTAGCAAACAAGGAGGTCAGAGCATGGCTCTCGATAACAAGAAGGTAATCATCGGCGCGCCGAACCAGTCCGCGACGGCTGGCGCGGTCGCCTACGCCGAAACGTCGGCTACGCTGCCGACCGATGCAGCCGCCGCGCTCGGCACGGGCTGGGCCGACGGCGGCTACGTGTCCGAGGACGGCGTGAGCGTCACGCCGACCTACAACACGACCGACATCAAGGACTGGTCGAAGGGAACCGTCCGCACCGTGCTGAACGAGTTCACGGGCGAGGTGGCGTTCGCGTTCATCCAGACCGACGAGGCATCCCTGAAGGCGATCTTCGGCGAGGAGAGCGTGACCAAGACCGCCGCCACCGCCCAGCACGGCGAGCAGCTGACCGTGAAGCTCGGCGCCCGCATGGCACCATCCAAGGCGTACTGCTTCTCGATGAAGGACGGCGACGCCCGCGCGCGCATCGTGCTGCCCAACGCCCAGCCCGTCATCGACGGCTCGCTGACGTTCGCAGCCGATTCGCCAATCTCGTGGCCCGTCACGCTGAAGTGCAGCGCCAACGCGAACGGCGACAGCATCATCATCATGACCGATGACGGCGTGGTGAGCGCGTAATGGCGCGCAGGTTCGGCACCGATTCCCCTCGGTTCTTCGAGTTCGAGCTGGAGGGCACCGACGGGCTGCACCGCATCCCGCTGGCATCGTCCATGCCGTACCGCTTCGTCCACGAGGTGCGCAAGTCGCGCGGCGACATGGACTACGCGGTCATATCGGAGTACTGCCCCGAGCTGCTGGACACCGACATCTCTGCGGGAACCGTCCGCGAGATCATGGACGCATGGGGCGAGGCTTCGCGCGAGGACGGGGCGGACGCGGGGGAATCGCGAGCCTCCACGAAACGGTAGAGCGGTTCGGGGAGGCCATCGACTACGACCTCATGACGCGGACGGGGCTGACCCTGCGCGACTGGGAGGACGGGCGGCTTGACAGCCGCTCGCTGCTCCGCTTCGTGCGCGGGCTCGGCCCCGATTCCGCATTCTTCCGGGCATCGCGTCCCGATGACGCCGAGACGGCGATGTGGCTGGACGGTCGCGCCGTGTGCGCGATCCTCGCAGACCTCATCGACACGGTGAACGGCGTCGGCATGGCCCTGGCCTACAAGGGGACGGGCAAGCACGTGCCAAAGACTGAGCCGTACCGCAGGCCGTGGAGGCAGCCCGAGCGCATGCACTACGGGCGCGACGCGATACCCATCCAAGACTTCAACGACTGGTACTACGGAGGTGGACGATGACCGAGATAGGCGTTGCCTACGTCAACGTCGTGCCCAAGACGGACGGGTTCTCGGAGGCGGTCGCCGACGCGTCGAAGGACGCGGGGAAGTCCGGCGGCGAGAGCATCAGCGGCGGCATCTTCGACTCGCTGAAGTCCACCGCCGGCGACCTGTTCTCCACGGGCGGCGAGATGGGCAGCTCGCTATCAAGCGGCATGGAGTCGTTCCTGGGCGGCGCGGGCAAGCTGGCGATCGGCGCAGCCGTCGCAGACATCGGCGTCGCCGCGCTCACCGAGCTGGAGAAGATCGGCGCGCAGATCGACGAGATGACCGACACCATCATCGTCGGCACGGGCGCTTCGGGCGAGCAGCTCGAAGCGATGCGCCAGACCGCTATGGCGGTGTCGGGCGATGTCGCCGTGTCCATGGGCGACGCGGGCGACATGATTAAGGACTTCAACACGCGCCTGGGCCTCTCGGGGGAAGACCTCGAAGCGGTCACGGGCCACGCCGCCCGCCTGAACCAGATACTGGGCGGCTTCAACTACGACAACATGGCGACGATGTTCAACGTGTGGGGCGTCGGGGCGGACGAGATGACCGCCAAGATGGACTACATGTGGGGCATCGCGCAGGGAACGGGCATCGGGTTCGACTCGCTGACGAGCATCATGCAGTCCAGCGGCCCCGCGCTGCAATCCCTCGGGTTCTCATTCGAGGAATCGGCGAACATGGCGGGCCTGCTGGACAAGGCGGGCATCGACGCGAGCGGAACGATGTCCAAGATGTCCAAGGCGCTCGTGGAGCTGTCAGCGCCTGGCGAGTCCGCGCAGGACGCGTTCAGGCGCACGGTGGACGAGATGCAGTCGTTCATCGACGCGGGCGACGAGGCGTCGGCCCTCAACATCGCGTCCGAGGTGTTCGGCACGCGCGGCGCGGCGCAGTTCATCGGCGCCCTGAAGTCGGGCGCGCTCAGCCTGGACGCGCTCACCGACTCGTCCATCGGCGCGGCTGGCTCCATCGAGGAGACCTACGCGGCGACCGAGGACTGGCCCGAGCAGTGGATGCGGATACAGAACAGCGTCATGGCTGCGCTGGAGCCGCTCGGCTCGGCTGTGTTCGGCGCGCTTGGCTCGGCGTTGGAGGTCATCGGCAACGGCCTGACGTTCCTATGGGAGGCGTCGGAACCCGTGCGCACGGCGTTCGGAGAGGTCGCCGACGGCATCGGGCAGCGTTTGCAGCCTGTCATAGAGACCTTGCAGCCCGGATTGCAGACGCTCGGCGACATCCTGGGCGGCGCGGTCGCGGTCGGCTTCGAGGCAATCGCGACGGCAGTCCAGACGGTGGCCGACATCATCTCGTGGGTCTGGGACAACGTGCTTGCCCCGTTCGGCGAGTGGCTGTCCGAGACCTTCGGGCCGATAGTCGAGGGCATCGGCGGGTTCTTCCAGGGCGCGGCGGATGTCATCGGCGGGGCGATGGACTGGGCGAGCGGCGCGGTCACGACCTACGGCGACTCGATGGTTCAGACCATGGGCGGCGACTGGCAGGCCATGGCGCTCAACACGTCCAGCACGTTCGGCGGCATCAGCTCAAACGTGGACACCGCCATGACCACGGCGAGCAACAAGGCGACGGCGGCTGGCGACAAGGTGAAGGCGAGCCTGTCCTTCCCGAACGTATCCAGCAATGTCGGGACGGTTTTCAACGAGACCGCGACCAACATGCAGCGCCCCGTAGATTCGGCGGTCAACGAGATAAAGAGCAAGCCCGACGAGATCGTGAGCGCCTACAGCGGCCTGGGAAGTGACATATCCAGCGCCGTCGGCTCCATCTACTTCCCGACGCCGCACGTGACGTACAGAAACGTGAAGGCGGGCGACGAGACCGTTTCCATCCCCGAGGTGAACTACTACGCCAGCGGCGGCTTCGTGGACGGCGCGCAGCTCATCGTGGCGGGCGAGGCTGGCCCCGAGATGGTACTGCCCGAGCGCGGCGGCCTGATGGACAGGTTCGCGTCGGCGCTCTCCGAGCGCATCGGCGCGGCGCAGTCCATCGTGGTCAACCTTCAATACGACGCGGGCGAGGATGCGTCCACTTTGGCGACCGACCTCGCGCACATCCTGGGCCGCAAGCTGGCGATGGAGGCCTAACCCATGACGAAACTGGAGAAGAAGGTCGCAGGGCTGACCGCGCCGACCCGACGCGGGAACGCGTTCACGGCGAAGTGGGAAGTCCCAGCGGCCTGCAAGAAGGACAACGCATCGAACAAGGTGCGATTCGACGGCCTGGACTGGTACTGGGACTTCGACGCGGGGAAGCAGCAGAAGAAGCTGAAGAAGGCCAAGGGCGACGTGGTGCGCCACGACAGCACGGGCAAGAACACCGCGACGACCGACAACGAGACGCTGCCGCGCAAGAAGTTCTATCCCGAAACGTCTGCCAAGCTGGTCAACGCGGAAATCTGGGTGCGCGGCTACAACGTGCAGAGCGGGAAGAAACACTACGGCCCGTTCGTCCACAAGTCGCTGACCCTGGAGAAGCCCGCGAAGCCCACCGTGAAGGTCGAGTACGACGAGCCGAGCGGAACGTTCACGGCGAGCTACACGGCGAAGAACGTGGACGGCGCGAGGGAACGCTACGACACGCACCTGAAGCTGGTGGTCAACGGCGAGACAAAGTACTCCCAGGCGACCACCGCCGAGACGAAAACGACGCCAGCCTACGAGCTGCCGAGCGCGCACAGCCTCGGCGTGGGCCAGTGGCGCAAGGCGGTCGCGACGGCCTACAACCGAGGGCTGCGCGGCGACTCCGACAAGGCGTCGCACGCCGTCTACGTGTTCCACCCGAACCCGCCGACGTGCGGCGCACCGTCGCTGCAATACGTCACTCGGGGCGTGCTGTCCACGGCATACGTGCGCGTCCCCGTCACCGACTCTGGCGGCGTGAAGGACGGCAAGACCTACATCGGCAGCGCGGAGGTCACGCTGCAACGCCTAAAGAACTCCGCGACGGCGACCGACGCGACCAGCGCATCGGCGGCGAGCGGGTGGACGGACGTGCAGACCGACGCTGGCAAGTGCGAGGGCCTGACCGACACGTGGACGGACGGCGTGAGCGACGAGGGCCTGTACACCTGGTACCGTATCGCAGCTGTAAACGACGGCTATACGACGTACGGCCCGCCCGTGCAGGCCAAGTGCCTGAACAGGGTCGGCTCGTCCACCTCCACGGGCCGCGCGAGGATAACCGCAGCGACGCCCAACGCCGACGGGCGCAGCGTGACGCTGACCATCACGGGCAAGGAGGCCGACGACGACGGCTACGAGGTCTCGTGGTCGGATGCCGCCGACGCGTGGGAATCGACCGACCAGCCGAGCGTGTTCGCCACGGCTGGCAGCACGCTGACGGTCAAGGGCCTCGACGAGGGCACGCAGTACTGGTTCAAGGCGCGCGCGTACGACCTCGACTCCGACGGCAACATGGTCTACGGGCAGTACTCAGACCCCGCGATCGCGACGCCCTACACGACGCCGAGCGCGGTGGTGCTGAGCGGCGCGGGCGTCACGCCCAGAGGCTCGAATCTCGTTCTCTCGTGGACATACGACACCGACAGCCCGCAGACCGAGTGGCGGCTCGTGGACACGTCCGGCAAGGCGCGGTTCAGCGGCAAGGGAACCGAGACAAGCCGAGTGATCACACCGAGCGAATACGGCGACGCTGCCAGCCTGACCCTGCGCGTCGAGATGACCACGGGCGGCGGCTGGGCGGCATCTGAGTACATGGCGTTCGCGATCGCGGAGCCGCCGACCTGCACGCTGGCAATCGCCGAGACAATCACGGCGCAGCCGATGGCGCTGACGGTGGCAAGCGACACGGGCGACACGGTATCCGTGAGCGTCACGGCACTGGGGTCGAGCGGCACGGGGCTGTACGGCGACCCGCAGCAATATGCTGGCGACACCGTATGGTCTGGCGAGCTGACGCCAGAGTGGACGGGCAGCGGCAACGCGCGAACCGCGTCCATCGCCCTGCCGACCATGGAATTGCATCAAGACGCGCGCTACCTCGTGGAGGTGTCCGTCCTGGACGCGTCCACCGGGCTGCGCAGCGCGGCGGCGAGCTCCACCGTGGCGGTCGCATGGGCGCACCGTGCGCAGCAGCCGACGGTCACGGTCACGCCCGACGCGGCGGCGGTATCGGCGACTGTGCAAGTGGACGCGCCTGCCGACTACGCGCTGGGCGACCGCTTCGACCTGTACCGCGTGGGAATCGACGGGGAGCGCCGCATCGCGGATACCCAGCCGTTCGGAACGTCCATCACGGACAGGCTCGCACCGTTCACGCTGGACGGCAGCGGCCTGCGCTACATAGCCGTGACGCGCACCGCAGACGGCGACGCGTGCGTGTCCGACGATGCGCCGTACGTGCTCGCGAACCGCTCGCTGCGGCTCGATTGGGGTACGGACAGCATCGAGCTGCCCTACGACCTGCAAATCGAGGACGGCTACACCAAGGACGGCGAGGTGCGCAAGCACGCGGACGGCACGACGCAGGCGTATTGGAACAGCGGCATCACGCGCACGGGCAGCTTCGAGACGAACCTCATCCGCTTCGAGGACGCCGAGCAGCGCGAGCTGCTGAGCGCCATGCTCCAGCATCCGGGCAGCGTGTTCGTGCGAACGCCCGACGGCAACGCATACGCCGCCGACGTGCAGCCCGGGACGGTCAGCCGCTCGGCGGCTGGGGGGCTTGTCGGCGTCAGCCTGAGCGCGACAGAGCACGACCTGACCGACGAGGGCAGGCCGCAGGCGACCGACATCGTGCAGCCCGTCTGGGGCGGCGGAGCGGTCGAGGCGCACAACGGCGTCGTGTACGACGCGGCGGGCCAGTTCCCCATGGATGACTGGACTTTCATCGGGTATGCAAGCGGCACGCTGTACGTGGCGGACGCGGACAACGCCGTGCGCGACGGCAGCGGCGCGGCACCCAACGGGTGGACATGGGACGGAGCTGTTCTGTACGACCAGAACGGCGACGCGGTAGAAGTGACCGAGGAGGCGTAGCGCATGGCAGTGGACTTCGCGCAGGGCTACGCGTCCTCGTGGCGCGTCGAGCGCATAGACCCGCGCACGTGGGGGCCGTGCGGACGGCTCGGCGGCGTGGAGACGATAGAAATAGACCGAGACGGCACGGACGATGCGCCGCTGCTGGAAACGGCGAGTTTGACCGTATCGGGCGCAGCAATGGATGCCTTCGAGCCTGGATGGTTCCGAATAACCATGGAGGCCGTCCAGGGCGGCTCGTCGGAAGCCGTCCCGATCGCGACGGTGTGGCTGGAGAGCGAGTCGGGCCGCTACGACAAGGGCTACCGCGAGGACACGCTGCGCGGCCTGTCCGTGCTGCACCAGGCGGCGGCTGACGATGCGGTTCTTCCCGACGGCTCGTTCGTCCCGAAGGGCGCGGACGGCGCGTCATGGTGTGCCGATTTGCTAGCAGGGCACATCGACGCGCCGATCACGGCGCAGGGCGGCTTCGAGATGCCGCGCAGCTACGTGTTCGACCTCGGCAGCAACGTGCTGGAGGCCGTCTGGCAGCTGCTCCGCGCGTACGGCTGGTGCATGCAGGCGGACGGGCGCGGCGAGGTGTCGATACTGCCTCTGCCCACGGAGCCAGTCATCGCGCTGGACAGGACGGGCGCGGCGACCATGCTGCCCGAGGTTTCGTATTCGGACGGCACGCGCAGCTACACGCGCGAGTACGCGCCGAACGTCCACCCGTTCTCGATCGTGCGCGGCATGATGCCCGAGCGCGGCCTGGACGGCCTGTACAGGGTGCGAACCCAGAAACTCACATGCACGCATGGAGTGACGGTACAAGAGGAGGTGGCCCCGCTGTGAGCATTTCCATGGACGCCGCGAACGCCCTGGAGAGGGTAATCGACGGCAAGATAGCGAAGGCCGCGCCGAAGCGGACAGCCGCCGAAGGAGTGGTCACACGAGTGGACGCCGACGGCACGGCATACGTGCGGCTCGACGGCTCGGACGTGGACACCCCAGCCGCCAGGACGGCGGCGAAGGTGAAGCCCGGGCAGCGCGTCAGCGGCACGGTGCGCGACGGCGAGCTGGTAATCGACGGGAACTACAGCGCGCCAGCAACGGACGATACGACCGCGAACGCCGCGATCGCGAGCGCGAAGAAGGCCGCGAAGTCGGCGAAGTCCGCCCAGGATGCAGCCGACGAGGCGCAGAAGGTCGCGGATGCGACGAACCAGCACTTCTGGCACGACGGCAACGGCGTCCACGTGACCGAGGCCGAGGGCGACGCGACCACCGAGCACAACATCCTGATGAACAGTCTGGGCATTTTGCTCCGCAAGGCGCTCTACAACCTCGTGAGCATCACGGCGAGCGCGGTGGCGTTCTTCGACGGCAGCGGGAACACCGCCGAGCACATCACCGCCCAGTTCGGCGGCGACGGCACGAAGCTGTACGCGGACGGGGCGCTCAGGCACAAGACGGACGTGGACGGCTCGCATTACTACGCTGGCGACGGGGCAACGAAAGTATTGAGCGTCGGAGCTGGCAAAAGGTACGGGCGAGATTCAGCCTTGTTGACGTTTCTCGGCGAAACCATGCTGAACACAGACGATGCGGGAATGACGATAGAAACGTATGCAAGCGGCTCGTGGAGCAATAGAACGACGATAGACCTGCTAGCTTATGGGACAAACTTCAATTCTGCTGTAACAGTTGATTCTGCTGGGCGAATAATCCTGGCGGTAGACCGACTATCTGACAATACTGGGCCTGGAATAACAATAGACGGGACTGGGCTTCAAACCGACTTCCATGGTCGCGCTATTTTCGGCGACGAAGCGAGATTCAACGATAAAGTCACGATGGTCAGCTACCTAGATTTTTCCTCGATGCCCAACGCAAGCACGTCCACGGACTTCTTCGCTACGGGCATCCAGGCGTTCGAGAACGGCGGCAGGCTGCGATACAAGGGTCTTGCAGACATGAAGTCATGGCTTGGCATCACGGGCATCGACTCGCTCGTGAAGGTGGTCAGCGCAACGTCCAGCGAAATCAGCATATCGGCGGGGGGCAACCACACGTACGCGCCGACGCTGACAATCCCGAGCGGCTACACGCTTGTCGGCGCGCTGGGCGCTAAGTTCACCGCGAACAACGCGAACCTGTCAAGCGGCGCGCTCTACAAGTACTCGGACAACCAGATAGCCGTCAACGTGGTCAACCACGGCAGCAGCGCGCGCAGCGTGGCGGTCACGACCTACGGGCTGTGCGTGCGCACGGCGTTCGTCGGATAAGGAGGGAACATTGGCAAGGACATGGACTACGCCCACCGTCGGCGTGACGCTGGAGACCGACGCCGACCTGACGGCGTGCAGGGTGTACTCGACGTTCCGGCAGGGCGACCGCAAGCTGACGCGTGAGGTGGACGTTACGGCGGTCGAGGGCGGCTATCGCTACGAGGTGCCGCTGACGCAGGGCGAGTCGGGCGGCTTCAAACCCGGCGCGATCGTCGAGGTTCAGACCAACGTGGTGGACTCCAACGGCTACCGCGCCGCATCCAACATCAGCGAGTTCAGGATGCCGCGAAATCTCGAAGAGAAGGAGCTGTAGATGGCAGAGATAGAACTGAGGCAGACGCTCGACGGGTACATCGGCAGCGCCTACTCCCCGCAGGTGGACGTGGACGAAATCGAGGGCGGACACCGCGTGGGCATCACGTACAAATCGCCGTCAGGCATCGCCACCGAGACGTTCGACGTTCTCGACGGCGAGAAGGGCGACACGGGCGCACAAGGCCCTACAGGGCCGCAGGGAGCCAAAGGCGATAAAGGCGATAAGGGAGACACGGGAGCCACGGGCGCGACAGGCCCTCAAGGGCCGAAGGGCGACACTGGCGCGAAGGGCGATAAAGGAGACAAGGGCGATACTGGCGCGACTGGGCCGCAGGGCATCCAGGGCATCCAGGGCGAGCAAGGGCCGCAGGGAGAGACGGGACCGCAAGGCCCGAAGGGAGACAAGGGCGACACGGGCGCACCAGCAGCGGACAACAGCATCGAGACGGCAATGGTCAAGGACGGCGCCGTGACGCACGCGAAGCTGGCCGACGATGCGCTCACGGGCGCAGCCGACCGACTGCTCGCTGGCGCGTCCCGCACGGTGCTGGGCGAGGCGTCCGAGGGGATGTTCCTCAGCCGCGCATGCCCGACGAAGGCGGACGGCGTTGCCGAGATTGCCGAGATTCGGGGAAATACGGTCGTTTGGAATCAGTTGGTCGGAAACAGCGATTCTAGCGTCACGGTGGCGAATGGCCACAAGTACCTCGCGAGAATCGGCGGCACGGCATCCATAGCGACGAGCAACGGAACCGCGATAGCCGTTACAGGCGGAACCGATGAGGTGTTCGACCTCACGCAGATGTACGGCGCAGGCAACGAGCCGTCCACGGTAGCCGAGTTCGAGGCGTTATGGGGCAGCGACTACAAGCCGTACAGCGCACCGCGATTGCTCGATACGAACGTGCTTGGGATGCGGAGTACGTCCGACGAGCTGACGATTCCCGCATCGACCTATTTTCCGAACGGTATGAAATCGTCTGGTAGAGGAACGGCTTTTAGATTCGACAGGTTGGAGCGCGGACGGGCTGTCCACGAAGTAGGGACGGTCAACCTTGCCGAAATGACCTGGATTTGCGAAACAGCCTGGCAGCAGAACTATGGCTACACAAGATACAACGCAATGCTGCCCGAAGGATATTTGCCGCTTTCGTCGTATACGCAGCTTACCGTATCCGATTATCTGACAGAGGCAGTTTCGCCTGTTGCCGTCAATGGAGACAACCGTCTGTATACGATATGCGCTTATAGCGGTAGGTTGTACGTACTGCTACCATACAGCGACTTCGATACGGTCGGGGACTTCACAACATGGCTCGCGACACATCCAGTGAAGGTCAACTATCCGATAACACCGATTTTCGAGCAATTCGATGCCCCAATCGACCTCACGTATTCGGTGCAGGAGGGCGGCACGGAGACCTGGCTCGTCCCCGAGGGTGACGCCCCGACGAGCGCACCGCCGACAGCTGTCACCGCCTACCCGATGGACGCGAACGACCTCCGCGACATGCCGCTGAGCGCAATCGCTCCGATTGAGAACGGCATCGCGGGCGCCAACTACGCGGTGGGGGACTACCTAATCAGGAACGGCGTGCTGTACCGAGTGACCGTGGCGATAGCGGCGGGGGAGTCCATCCCAGCATCATCCATCAGCGCGACAACGGTCGCCGCGCTCATCAAGGCATTGCAGTAGACAACGGAAGGAGTCAGACATGGCAGCAAGCAAGTACATCGTAATCGAGATGCAGGACGGCGCAATCGGCTCGAACTACTGGGTCTACGAAGACCGCCCGAGCGCCGAGGTCAAGGAGTACCAGGTGCTCGCGGAGGCGGTCAAGTCGCCCGTCCCCGTCCACACCGTGATGCTCGTGACCGACGAGGGCTTCGTCCTCGATTGCAAGTACTACCACCACGACGCGGCGGCGACCGAGCCTGCGGAGGCCGAATAGTGGACGCGAGTATCATCGTCGCGATAGTGGGCGGCATCGAGGCCATCGGCGTCGCCCTCATCGGGGCGCTCGTGGCCCACGCGAACCACAAGGCCGACGTGCGCTCGAAGCGGGCCGAGGACAGCGAGCGCAAGCGCGTCGAGCGCGACGCCTGCCTGTACGACCTCGTATTCGCCACCGCGAGCGCCTGCGAGGTGCTGCTGCACCAGGCGCACGGCGAGAGGGTCAACGGGAACGTGGACGATGCCCTGGACGAGATACGCACGGCGAAGAGCGAGTGCAACAGGATATTCAATCGGCAAGCGGCGAACATGTAGGAGGTTGACCATGAAACGAGACTGGAAGAAGTGGCTCAAGGCGGCAGGCGTCCGCGCGGTCAAGACGGTCGCCCAGACGGCGGTCGCGACCATCGGCACGAGCGCCGTGATGGGCGACGTGAACTGGGCGATGGTGGGCAGCGCGTCGGTGCTGGCGGGCATCCTCTCGCTGCTGACGAGCGTGGCTGGCCTGCCCGAAGTGGACGAGGGCGGCGAGTAGCATGGACGAGATAGAGCTGACGCCCGAGCAGGAGGCCGAGCTGTCCAACGGCAAGGAGGAAGGCCATGACGCATAGCGCACTCGCGAGCAAGTGCATCCACAGCCCGAACGGGTACTTCCCGCGCTCGGACAGCATCAGGAAAATCACCATCCACCACATGGCTGGCGTGATGACCGCCGAGCAGTGCGGCTACGTGTTCCAGAACCCCGCGCGGCAGGCGTCGAGCAACTACGGCATCGGCAACGACGGCACGATAGCGTGCTACGTGGAGGAGGAGAACGCGGCCTGGACGAGTTCGAGCTACTGGAACGACAACCAGGCCGTCACCATGGAGGTGTCCAACAGCTTCGCAGGCGGCGACTGGCCCATCAGCGACGCGGCGTGGAACTCCATGATCGCGCTGTGCGCCGACATCTGCCTGCGCTACGGCATCGAGCCGAGCTATACGGGCGGCACGGACGGCACGTTCACGGAGCACAGGATGTACGCCGCCACGGGCTGCCCGGGCGAGTACATACACGCGAGGATGAACCAGATAGTCAAGGCGGTGAAGGCGGCGATGAACAACACGGCGCAATGGATCAAGAGCGACAAGACGGGCAAGTGGTGGTACCGCCATGCCGACGGCTCGTGGACGAGCAACGGCTGGGAGTTCATCGACGGCGAATGGTACTACTTCGATGCGGACGGCTGGATGGTCACGGGCTGGGTCGAGTGGGACGGCTCGAAGTTCTACTGCGGCAAGTCGGGCGCGATGGTGACTGGCGCGCAGACCATCGGCGGCAAACGCTACTGGTTCGGCGGCGACGGGCGCATGTTCACCGGGTTCCGGCAGGGAGCGAGCGGTGCGTGGTACTGCTACGGCAAGAGCGGCGCCATGGTGAAATCGTCCACCGTCAGAATCGGCGGCACTGGCAAGGTGGCGCTGCCGAAGTAATGCGGAATGCAATACAGCCCCGTCGGCTTCGGTCGGCGGGGCCCTTTTTTCGTTTGCGGGGCTTTTATTGTGACCGTTCCGCTTAGCGTATCTGTGCATTTTCTGTGCATCGGGTGCATCGGCGAATGCAGGCAAAACGCCGAAAACTCGCAGGACAGCCCGAGAAAAGCCCGATTTCCAGTTGGGCAGCGTTGGACAGCGTTTGCCCAGGTGGGAAGCCTGCCCATAGTCTGTCGCAGGTTCGAATCCTGTCGCCCCGACCACGCAAAAGCCCAGGTCAGAAGCTCACGATTATTCAAACTGAGAATAATCTGTGCATATTCTGTGCATCCGAATCACGCCCAAGCACCCTCGACGGCCCTCGTAACGCTGTCGAGGTCGGCGTGGATGTACACCCTCGCAGGCTCGATGGACGACCACCCCGCGTACCGCTGGAGGTCGAACGGCGACATGTGGCGGGCCATCATGGACAGGTTCGAGTGGCGCAGCTGGTGCAGGCCCATGCCCTTGCATCCGAGGGAGCCGCGCACCTTCGCCCACCACTTCCAGAGGTTCTGGGGCAGCAGCAAACCGCCCTCGGTGTTGCAGCAAAGGCGCTCGGCGTCCCCGAAGCCAGCGGCCTTGCGGACTTCGCGCCACAGCGATATGCGCTCCATGGTGCGCCTCGGGATGGGTACTGTGCGAACGGATGCAGGGGACTTCGGCACCGACACCGAGCCGTCCGCCTCCTTCACGCTGAGGTGGACGTTGGCGTAGCCGCCGGACACGTCGGAGTCAAGCAGGGCCAGCGCCTCGCCGCGACGGAGGCCCATCGTCGCCATCAGGTAGAGCGCGACCGTGCGGCCGTCGATGGGGAGTTCGTCCACGGCATCGAGGAACGCCGTCAGCTCGGCGGGCGTCATGGCGTCCTTCTCGCGGGTGTCCACCTTCGGCAGCTTCACGGACTCCATGGGGCTGCGCACGATCAGCCCGTCGTCGCGGGCCTGCTTGAGTATCGAGCCGAGGGCAAGCGCCAATTTGTTCATAGTGGTGCCGCTCAG